ATTATAGCGGAATTACACCTCCCAGTTTAAATACTGAGGGGTTTTTGTCTGCGTATTCTTCGATAGGCTGGTTGCACGCTGTCGTCTTTCGTATAGCTCTAGGCTGTAGTGAAGTTGAGTGGACATTATTTGACACAAGTAACCAGGATAAACCTAAACAGATATTCAAGCATCCTGTTCTTAAACTCCTAAAACAAGTCAATCCCTTTCAGACCTCCAATGAATTTATCGCCTTAGATACGATTTACAACGAACTAATAGGCGAATCCTTTTGGGCTTTGAACTTTAACGGACTAGGTGAGCCTGCTGAAATAATCTTGCCATATCCTAACAAGATGTCCGTAGTGCCTGCTGCAAACTTCCCTTTTGTTAAAGGTTATGTTTATGGTACTGGTGCAGATGCTATTCCCTTCAATGTAAACGAGATTATACATTTCAAGTATCCTAACCCGCTAAATCAATATCGTGGACTTGCTCCCGCCAGGGCGATAGGCGTGAATTTAGACGCTGAACAGAACGCTGACAAGTGGGTTAATCAGTTCTTTTACAATTCGGCTAGACCTGATGGGGTTATACAGTTTGACTATAATTTATCTGATGAGCAGTTTGATAAGTTAAAGAAACAGTGGCAAGAGAAGTACAAGGGTGTTTCAAAAGCTCACCAAGTGGCTCTATTAGAAGGTGGCGGGAAGTATATCCAGATTCAAAACACCATCAAGGATATGGACTTCCCGAACTTAAAACAAAAGAACAGAGATGTTATTCTAGGCGTGTTTGGTATGCCACAATCAGTAATGGGTATATCGGAGAATGTCAATAAAGCCAATGCTGAAGCAGGGGATTATACCTTTGCTAGGTGGATAGTTAAACCTAGACTTGATTGGAAGAAAGCCAAGATTCAGGAACAGCTAATACCTAAATTCCGAAAGTCAGAGAATCTTGAAATAGGTTTTAAGGAAGTTGTCCCTGAAACAACCGAACAAAAAATAAGTGCTGCCGAATCTGGTATGAGAGCGGGATATCTAACAATAAATGAAGCCCGTAAAACTCAAGGATTAGACTCTATTCCTAGTGGTGATGTTTTATTAGTGCCCCTTAATCTTATACCAACACCTATTAGCGGGTCGTCTAGTGGTAGGACTTCAGGCTTTGAACCTGAGAAGGATAGTTCGAATCTATCCCCGCTAGCCAATGCGAGGTCATCTAGTGGTAGGATGTTAGACTCTGAATCTAGCCACGAAGGTTCGAGTCCTTCCCTCGCAACCAAAGGTTTAACCCCTGACCAGAAACGTCTACACTGGGAAGCCTATGCCAGGAAAACAGAACGTCAAGAAGAAATGTTTAAGAAAGTATTTGAAAATGTGTTTAGCAATCAAAGTGAATACATAATAGACTATTATGAGAATCACGGAGAATTACCAGACTTGAATGATGAGGAAACAGCCAAGAAGTTTGAGGCTGCTATACAATTGGTTTATGAGGATAGTTTTAATGAAGCCATATAGATAATTATGGAAAAGATTTGTGCATTTTGTGGTAAAACGTTTACAGTATCAGATAAGAAAGATATTGTTAAGAGGCAAAAATATTGTAGCCTTCAATGTTGGAGTAAAGGGTATAGGGCTAGTAATCCTGATAAAATAAAAGTATATACAGAAAATGCTATAAAAGCTAGAAGATTAGCTTGTAAATGTGTATGTAGAAGATGCGGTAAATCAATTCCCCCAGAGGGGCGCAAGCCTGGGACTTCTTATTGCTCAAGGGAATGTTATTCTACTGCTAGAAAAGAACGAGAGCGGGAAAGAAAAAGACAACACAAATTAGTAGTTTTTGAAATGCTAGGTGGGGCTAAATGTAAATATTGTGGATGTGATGATATTAATGCTTTAGAGATAAATCACATTAATGGTGGGGGGAATAGAGAAAGACGGCTAAAACGTGGGAAACCTTATTCTGGTAATGTAATTTTAGAAGATTTATATTATGGGATTACACCGCTTAGTGAAGTTGAGGTAACTTGTAGGGTATGTAATGCTTGGCATTATATCACTAGAAAAATTGGTTATGACAAGTGGGAAATTAAGTGGAAGCCTTAATTTGAGGGGGCGGTTTGATAAGAACCAATGATAATGCCATCTCTCCTTCCCTTGAAATAAGATTCAATATTCGTTTCAATAGGCTGAAAAGAACCTTTGCGGAATAGATATTTTTCTAATGGATTAGAGCACAAATCATTTATATGTTGAGGGGGTAAGGTACAACCATTACATTCGCTACAAATTTCCTGTAATAATTCTTTTTCTTCCATCTTCTCTACTCCTTAACATATTGCAATTGCAGAATCTATGCCTTGATACCGAATCTAGTAGCACTTGGTTTATACTTTAGTTCATAATGTTGTAATTTCTCTGGGCAAATCTGTATAAACATTTTATAAAAGCCAAAGTCATGCGAATGACCTGTTCCAAGTATATGTGATAGTTCATGTGCAATATAATAAAGCAGATAATCTGCGCCTCTACCCTCAGCGAATTTGGGGATTGTAACAAAGCCCTTTTCGTTATATGCTCTACCCCTACGTTGATTGACTAGATAAACTCTAGGGATTGCACAAGGCAGAGATAAATCCTTAAACTCTGCAGGATGTATTTCTCTAATTAGATTATTGGGTTTTCTCATTTCTTTATCCTCTACTTAAAATTATAAACTATTTTTAATCACTTGTCAAGTCTTTTTAAGGAAATATTTTAGGAGAATGGAATAATGACTGATTCAAATTGCACAATTACGCTTACTTATGATTGCCCTTATCGGAGTATATGTTCTGATAATGGGAAGAAATGTGAAACTTGTAGACATAACCCTAAAAGAAGTTATTACGAACCAGTAGAACCTTATATCCCGTATATTCCTTATGTGCCTTACTATCCATATTATCCTTACTGGGGTACCACAACTATTTCTAGTGATACAACTGGTGAAACACACTATCAGGAGACTTAATGGCAGTTAAACAATTAGATAGTTTCGCACTAGACTGGATTAAACTCCGTTCTTTAACTCTAGCCAAGTCTATCAATAAGACTACACTAGAGGCTTTAAGGAATGAACTAGCTTTAGGATTTACGGCTGGTGAATCTACCCAGCAACTTACCAAGAGAATTGAGGGATATTTTACTGATAAAGCCAAGGTAAGAGCTGAGATGGTATCAAGGACAGAAATAATAGCAGCTTCTAACGAAGGGGCTTTGCATAGATATGAATTAGAAGGCGTGGGTAAGTCTGAATTTTATCCTAGTCCAGATGCTTGTAATGAATGTTTGCCTTTAGCTGGTGAATATCCAACTAAAGAAATGCACGGCATGATTCCCGTGCATAGTAATTGTCGCTGTGTGGTGCTCCCCGTCGTTTAGAGTTTATGGGATAATTGTTTTTTATGGCACTTATGGCATAGAGTTACTAAGTTTGTTAGTTTATTGAAATTCTTTTTATTGCGATAAGTTACGATATGGTGAACTTCAAGTTTTTCCTTACTACCACATTGCTGACAAGTATTATTATCACGCCTTAACACCTGAGTTCTAATAGTATTCCAACCCTTACCACGCAAGGTCATTTTACCACCCTTCCAATTATGGTGTAACTTGCCAAGTATGTTAAACATAGCATTTTTAGCACCTTGTTTTGAAAGCGAAATCTTTAATCTAGCAAGTGGTTGTTTTGCGGGGTTATTATCACCTCGTAGCATAGGGCGGGGGATACCCTTTAGTGAATCGGCTTTATGAGGGTTTCTAATCCATTGAACTCTAACCGCCTCTGAAGGATTGCGAATAGGAATATTAAATTGCCTCATATATCGCATAAGAGTTCTAGCATTGATATGAAGTTCATTACATATTTGGCTATATACCCAAAGTTGATTAATATAATGTTCAATAAGCCAACCTTTAATGGGCATACCGATACGAGATTCTAGTGCATCATCAAAGTTTAATCGCCTTAATGTTTGCCCGCATTTATTTGAACAGCACTTTACATTTTTATGACTTTGATTAAACTGGCTACCACAAATAACACATATTCTATTCATACTTATATTATACCACAACTGGGAAGATAATGCAATGGCAGACGTAACAATAAAATCATATCGCAAAGAACGCCAAGCCGAGATACTTAACTCTCTACAAAAAGGGCTAGAAAAAGCTGGTCAAATTGTAGAGCGTCAAGCCAGAATAAATGTCTCACAATCTTCAGGACACCCACAAGTTCAGACTGGAAGATTAAGAAGCTCAATTACACATGAAACAGATAGTAATTCTGTAACTATAGGAAC